ACACGAGGCAATAATCTAAAAGGTCTGTTTTATGTTCAACCGAAAGAATTTAGTTTAAATCCATTTCATAAAAGTGTTTCAAAAGAAAGTGACAAATGGTATGATAAAACATTGAAAATAGGAACCCCCGAAGGAAAATCTATATGGGGAAATATATTCGGATACGGTGGTAGTAGACCCCATATTTATATGTATGATGATACTCGCACAGAAGATAGTATTTACGATAAAAATACATTTATTGCACATTGGCCAAATTATCAAAGTGGGTTGGCAGAAATAAAAAAAAATCAAAGTGGGTTATTCATAAAATTTGCATATAATAATGACGCATATAATAATCACCTTAGCATAGATGAAGAATTAATGATTGAAAATTGTATAACAATTTTGGAATGGAAAAATAATTACAAATTTGATGAAAAATTGGCCATTTGTTTATTGTACAAAATAAGAAAATTGTTACAATCAGAAACAACAAAACAGTTTTTGGATGGTATAATATCAAACGATATTATTTATCCAGAGGACAATTCAGAGATTGACGATGAAATTATTGAGAAATATAATAATTATACGAAAACAATCAAACATCAAATAAATTCCGAAAGTAGTCTCGATACCTATGATTATTTAGATGTTCAAATTGATTTATCTGAATTTGACAAGAATATTCCGAAATATACTATTATAAGTCGATTCGATTTTTTTACATTGATGAATGAAATTGTAGACATTTCAGAAAGCAATGTTTTATCCATCAAAAATAAACAATTTCGTATATTAAGATTATTTTATAAAAGTCCTTTTTATACAACCATACAACACAAACCAGATAGTGAAACAGTAAATGCCATTATCAATTTAATTATAAATATACAGGGAATCGATGAAAGAATTCGAATGAATATAATAACAATTAAACAATTCAATGATATCATAGAACAGTTAAACCAAACTAAATCTGAATTAAACCCACAAGAACCTGTATTAAAATCACAAGAACCTGTATTAAAATCACAAGAACCTGTATTAAAATCACAAGAACCTGTATTAAAATCACAAGAACCTGTATTAAACCAATATGAAACTGTAAAAATGATAGGAGATGGTGCGTGTTTATTTCGTGCATTTTCATACTTTGTATACAATAAACAAGAGTATCATTCTGATATAAGAAAAAATATTGTAGATTACATGAATGATAATATCGAAAAATATACGATTGGTGGTATTAAACTCGTTGATGATACATATATTGATAATATGCGAAAACCAACCGAATTTGGAGGTTACTATGAATTACTTGCGTTTGCAACATTGTATAAATGTAAGATTGAAATATTTGACGAAAGTTATAGAATAGTTAGTACAATATTACCATTTGATGGCATTCAACCGGAAAAAACATTTCATCTAAAATATTCAAATAGTAATCATTATGATTGTTTGATACCCAAATAACCAATTTGAATGAATAATTATAATATTTTCATATAGTAATAATTGCAAAAATACTATATGAACAAATCGGACATACAACATCACCAATTTGAAAATGGATTCCGGGTTATATACGAGACTCCAATAAATGCATTACCCATAACCTATATTCGCGTATTTTGCGATGTAGGGTCTATCCACGAAAGAGAACAATATCACGGCGCATCGCATTTCATTGAACACATGTGTTTCAAAGGAACCGCCAAAATATCCGACGCAACCAAAATATCCATCAATTACGATGAGAACGGGGCTTATGTCAATGCAACTACTGATAAACGTCATACTTGTTTTATTGTCAAATGCAATAATCCACATTTTCAGCGTTCTATCGACGTCCTTTCCGATATGATAAATAATTCCCTGTTTGACAAACGCGAATATTCCAAAGAAAAACAAGTGGTTATGGAAGAAACCATTCTTTTGACTGACCAACCCAACACCATTTTATTTCATATGATTGACCGGCTTTTATACAAGGGCAGTTCTTTCGAACATCCCATTGATACAATTGAATACCACATAAAAACCGCCCAACGAAAACACATTTTAGAATACGATGACATTGTCAATATGTATAAACGGTTTTATAACCCCAACAGAATGGTATTGAGTATTGTGTCCCAAATCCCCTTTCCTACTATTATTGCGCATTTGAAAAAAACGGATTTCGTAAAACGAAATACAAAAGGTCACTGTAGGACACCGCCGCCGCAGTCGACACTACGACCTCCATCCTATTCATTGGACCCACAATCAGAGATTCAATGTACCGTTTTGAATAAAAAAGGGGTTCTGGCCACCTATTTCGGAATCGGGTTTCGAACCTGTCCACAAACGAATTTAGATAAATATACGCTCGATTTGGTCAAACATATTATTGGTGGGTATATGAGTAGCCGGCTTTTCAAATTATTACGTGATGAAAACGGTTTAACGTATTCATCCAAAGTGTATACCGAATATTTTGAACATACAGGTGCATTTTTCATTTATGCCAGTGTAAATTCGCGGAAAATTATACGTAATGGTACAGGTCCGGGTGTCATTCCCATCATTATTAAATTGTTGAATGAACTGGTCAAACAGGGTGTTTCTGACAGAGAAATCGAAATTGCAAAGGGATTCATACAGGGAAATATGGTGATTGCATCAGAGAATGGTGATTCACAAGATATACATAATGGATTGGAATATATACTGTATGACAACCCCGACGAAATCGTTCCATATTCCCAAATATACAAAACATATTATCATTCTCTGACAAGATCGAATATCAATCAAACGATTCGAACGTATTTCCGGAAATCAAATATGAATATTGTTTGTTTGGGCGAAAATGCTCCCAAAGAATCCGAGATTGTCAGAGAATGTTCAAAATTTTCCGCATTATAATTATGGGAATATATGTATATGAATAGATTGGAATATTTAGGGTATATCATTATCGGGTTTGTTTTAGTCGTTTGCGTATACATGTATTTGGATAATAAAGACACGTTTGATTTAAAATGTATTGTGTCTGGTGTGGATGGAAACAAATATTGCGTTCGCGAACGCAAGAAGTTGCAAAAGGCCGTCGATTTATTGGCGGGGGTTACTGAAAAATGTAAAAAATTAGTGGAATATTTGGATAAAAAGTATCCGACTCAAGAAAACGTTCAGAGATTGGTGAAAGGATTCAATCCTCAAAAAGTGATGGAAACATTGCCCACCAGCGAATACACGGCGTATAGCGAAAACAAGGGCGAGAAATTGGCCTTCTGTTTGAACGAAGATAAAACCAACAATGAAGACTTGATTGATGAAAATACATTGACGTTTGTTGCCTTGCACGAATTGTCCCACATTGCCACGAAATCGATTGGTCATAAAAATGAATTCTGGGACAATTTCAAGTTTTTATTGGTGGAAGCCAAAGAGGCTAATCTGCATACTCCCAAAGATTACAAGAAAAATAATCAGGAATATTGTGGAATGAAAATCAAAGATAGTCCTTATTTTGATAGATAGATAGATTGTTCAGAGATTTTGTCAAAAATAAAAAATATACAAAATTACAAAATTACACTTTATGACAAAATCTCTGAACATTCCATTTTTTTTACAGTTTGAAATGAACAATACGACCATTTGTCAATTTTATAGACATATCAATCCACATCCGATTCGATTTTGCCAAACGAACTATCTCCTTCAGGGTTTCCAAAAAGTTCCGGTTCTGCATTGACATGTTGATTTTGGGCTGCCAATGATAACCGTGTATTCCGGCTTCCTTCGTCATTTTGAAATTCATTTTGGATTTTTCGAGTATCTCATCCCGCGTCATATATTTCATCATTTTTTCAATTATCGCAATCAGTATGCCTGTTGCACTTTTACACTCGGATGAAATCACCTCACCCCTTTGGTTAATAATACAAGTCTGGATCTTTGCATATGTATTGTGCTTTAACGTATCAAAGAATTCGTTTTCGTATTTTGTACGTTCGCGAAGCATCAATGTAAGACTGGGTATAGCAAGTAGATTCGATGTCATTCTGGTTGTTTGGTTGGATGCAGTCAGTAAAAGTGTTCAATTTTATTTGTATTTTGAATACGAGTCCTGTAGGAGATTATGGATTTTCCAAGGGGGATTTGAACGGATTTTTCATATCAAACTATTGTTTTACGGAGATTGATGAGATCTACCGGAAACAGTATGTGGATTATCTGTTTAGGAATGGGGTTGTCAAACACGGGTTTATCACTTGGCAGACCGTATTTGGTATTCCAATTAGTTTAGTTCATCAGTATTTGGTGGGTGGATTGAGTGATGGGGTGAGTATAGAGGAAGAACGACCTCAGACGGCGTTTGTAGATTTACCGAATTATTTTGTTCGGTTTTGAATTGTCCGGTTTGTTTGTTTGTATGGCAAAAATATAATTATATAGTATTGTATAATTATATTATATTATATGATGGATGAGATATATAAAGTATGTAAGATAAATCCAATCTCTGAAGAGATTGACCAAATTTGGGTATTTATGGGAAAGGACCGTCCTACACCGGATTCTATGAAAACCATTTTTAGTCAATCAGAGATTTCCAAAATACACCCAAATACCAAAATTGTGTATTCGACCCAAGAAATACATTCCGATGATTCTCTGAGAATTGTCAAAAAGAAAATGATGATTGAACTCGGAAAAGAAACAACTGCATACGATGAAATATACCTATTTAGTCAAACACGTAAATCGGTTTCAATCCACGATATTTTCAAATACCGTTCCGAAGCAACCGGTACATTAGATATCTCTGAAATGCAACAGTTAATTATCAATTTACAATTGAATCCACACGTGTTGAAACCCGTCGACCCCGCCACAGACCATCCTACATATGGATTTGCCGATATTTTGAAATTAGATATTCCCCAACCATCCGAGATTTTCATTCCATTAGGAATGCGATTCACGGACCACCACGATGTTTTATTTCCGGCATATCCATATTCGTTCCCACCTACATCAAATACACTGTATGACCCCAATCCGAAAAACCAACTCCTTCTGTTTGACGACAGCCTTCTATTAAATTACGGTAAACTCAAATACAATACAATATACATCTGTATGACCGAAGATGTAATCGAATTTGCCAACCATCGCAAAATCTCTGAATCTTCCATAATAGACATCTATTATCCACTTTTAGCCAAACATAATATCCAATCCAATAAAGACCTGGTCGAATCCCGTAGACAACGAACACAAATCAATCGCCGTATCCTGAACCAATCCATAATAACACTGTATGACAAAATCGCCATGTTTCACGAAATTGGACGCCGGACTCAGGTGGAATCAAACAGGCAACCTCAACAAATCGAATATGAAACCCGTGGAATAGACAAGATATGGATTACTATTCACCCAGAAGTCCGTCATACAATACCATTAGACGTTCTTTTCCGGAATATTCACGCCACCCAAGACATTCCAATGATAAAATACAATCCGGGTCTGAGATATGACAATTTATTCCGATTTTATTACGAACAAGTTTCCCCGAATTTAACCAAGATACCCTTTTTGACAAAATCAGAGATAATGAAACTATTGGACAAAATCGGGAGCAAAAAACAGTTATTGACCGTGGTTGTTATGGAAATGAATACGCCGGTAATTGTCGATGTTTTTCCCAATGGAAATATGAATATTCGTATTGAATTTGCAAAACCGATTGTATTGGAAATTGTCAATGATTTGATCCTACAGGTTTATTCCACGGTTCGCAAAATCATCAATGATATTTTACAAGAAAGTGGTTATTCTCTGATGAATATTAATACGATTGAACACGACTGTATCGAAATCGTGGATATTGTATACAAAACCTCGGTCATATGTAAGAAATTGGATTTTCAAAAATACAGTGGATGTATTTCGGCGATTTTCAATGTATTAAATATTGACTATCAATCGGGAATTGAAATGCGATATAAAAGGGTGGAGAATTATACCGAAATGGAGGCCGAGAATGCATACATTTTGGAAATTTACAAGAAAACCAATAATGAAACGGAAATCATTGATGCATTGAAATCCAATTTGGGATTAACCGAACAAGAGGCCCGAACCAAAATAATCCAATTTTTGACAGAACACAAACATACCAAAGGTGCATATGTAAATCGCGCATTGGATTTTGTAGAACATCCCGGATTCCATGTAATGGTTCACGTAGAAATCATCTCTGATACAGAATACCGGCATGTTTTTACGATTCGGAATATTAATAATTTACAATATATTCATATGTTGGACGTGTATATTGACAGTTTTATTAAAATCAACCAAGATATCAATCATTGCGGGGTTGACAAATCCACCATACAAAGATTCTGTAAGACAACGACGAAAAAAACACAAGAGAAAGAAAAGGAAGAACGTCATACAGATGCAGTGGAAGGAAATATCCGGTCAGAATTGGTCGAAGGCGTCGAAGGCGACGAATTAGACAAACCCCTGTTGGACGAAGATGAAATGAATATGTCGGACATACGCGAACCAGATGTAGAAGATGATGAATACAATGATGCGATATTGTTT